AGATGAGATTGAAATGATGATGGCGAAAATCCAAAGGAATTTGAGTTTGGCCTCAGAGGTAACCAAAGTTGCTCAAACCAAAAGTGCAGCACTTGTTGCACAAAAGCAAGAGGAAAAAGCCGAACTGAAAGAAGCTGTTATAGTTGCTGAAGCCAAAACAGAGCAGGTAGTAAAAGCAATGGAGGTGATTGAACAAAAGGTTGAATTCTACCAAGTTAAAATGATTGGTAGTGGTGTTGACACCTCTTATCAAGAAGTTAGTTTCGGAGGCCCAATATACGAGGCTTACTTGAACTACGTTGAAGAAGGCGGTAAAGAAGAGTTTGATTATTTCAGAATGTATATATGGCAGCAAAAGTAAAATCAAGTAAAGAGGCTACCAAGTGGAAGCCAAAGGCATCCATCAAAAGACCGGGTGTTGTTTCTAAAAAGAAGAGTTCTTCTTTAAAGACTAGTAAGAACTACGTTAAAAAATACAGAGGTCAAGGATGAAAGATGCTTGTTACACTAAGGTCAAAGCTAAGTACGCTGTATTCCCTTCTGCAAGGGCATCACAAGCAATTGCCAAGTGTAGAAAAGCATCTGGTAATGTAAAGAAGACAAAGGCGGGCTCAGATCTAAAAAGATGGGGAGCGGAGAAGTGGGTAGACACCAAGAGCGGCAAAGCTTGCGGTGCTGGAGGAAAGAACGAGTATTGCCGTCCGTCAAAAAGAGTATCATCAAAAACCCCAGTAACCAAATCAGAATTAAGTCCATCTAAATTGGTTGCAAAGAAAGCAGAGAAATCAAGAGTTGGTATGGGTAAAAGAGTTACTAACATCAAAAAGAAATGATTGGTGGATTCCTATTTGGGTTATTATTTGTTACCTTTACAATAGGAATGTCCTACATCATTGGAGAAATAATTGATAAACAAGATGGCCAAGAACACAATCGTAGGAAAAAGTAAAAAGCCCGGAAGCACCAAAGCAACTGGTAGGGATTACACTACCCAAAAGGCATTCAATAAGCGACCTGATCAGGTTGCAAAACGTGTTGAACTTAATGCTGAGGCACGCAAGAGAAAAATTTATGGCAAAAACAACCAAAAAATAATTTGCTTTAGGTTTGGGCTCAGATTATATTTGTAGCCCTTATGAAAAATTTAATAGCAAGAGCACACGGAACAGCCAAAGAAAAAGGCTTTTGGGACACAGAGAGAAATGTGTCCGAAATGTTAATGCTTGTAGTATCTGAATTGGCAGAAGCACAAGAAGCATTGCGTAAAAATCAGTATGCTGAAAAAGCAGTTGCTGATGGTTTGATGCACGACATTCAGTTGCAATACACCGATGAGGAATTCCAAATGAACAGAGGTATTTGGAAGTCTTTATTTGAAGAGAAAATCAAGTCAACTTTCGAAGATGAAATCGCAGACGTAGCCATTCGTTTGTTTGATTTGTGTGGAGGTATGAACATCGACCTTGAGAAGCATATCGAATTGAAAATGAAGTATAATTCTATGCGTGGTTACAAACACGGAAAGGCATTTTGATATGGAAATCAATCACGAAATACTATCGGACATCGTTGTTTGGTCTAAGTACGCCAAATACGATGAGCCTGTTCAAAGAAGAGAAATTTGGAACGAAATTGCAGATCGCAATATGCAGATGCACATTCGTAAATTTCCTCATTTAGAAAAACAAATTAGACAAGCCTATACATTCGTTTATGATAAAAAAATCCTCCCCTCGATGCGTTCCCTTCAATTTGCTGGTAAGCCTATTGAAGTTAATAACGCTCGTCTTTTTAACTGTAGTTACCTTCATATTGACGATTATAGGGCTTTTAGTGAGACTATGTTCCTTTTGCTTTCAGGTACTGGAGTGGGTTATAGTGTTAGCCATAACCATATTGCTAAGTTGCCTGCCATTTCTAGAGCTACGAAAAAGAGAAGGTATCTCATTCCTGACAATATTGAAGGCTGGGCTGATGCAGTTAAAGTTTTGGTCAAATCCTATTTTGGACTCAGCAACTGGAAGCCTAATTTCGATTTTAGATCGATACGAGCAAAAGGCGAAAGACTAATCACATCAGGTGGTGTTGCTCCTGGTCCCGAACCATTGCGTATCTGTTTGGCTCAGATTGAAGCCATTTTTGAACGCAAACAAGATGGAGAACAACTATCATCATTGGAGTGCCACGATATCCTATGTCACATTGCAAACGCAGTTTTGGCTGGTGGTATCCGTAGGTCAGCAATGATTGCCTTGTTTGATCACGATGATGAAGAGATGTTGACCTGCAAATTTGGTGAGTGGTACATAGCCAACCCACAACGTGGACGTGCTAACAATAGTGCTAAATTGCTCCGTGGTAAAATCACAAAGAATGAATTCTTAGATTTGTGGAAGAAGGTTGAGATAAGCAACTCAGGTGAGCCTGGTTTCTTCTTTACCAATGACTTGGAACTTGGCACCAATCCTTGTGCTGAGATTTCTTTGAACTCATTCCAATTCTGTAATCTAGTGGAGATTAATGCATCTGATTTGAAAGATCAGCACGATTTCGAAGAGAGAACGGCTGCTGCTGCCTTTATTGGAACATTGCAGGCATCTTACACCGATTTTCATTATCTGAGACCCCAATGGAAAGAAGTAACCGAAAGAGAAGCCTTATTGGGAATCGGAATGACTGGTATTGCATCGGGCAAAGTTCTTGATTTAGATATGCCAGAAGCTGCTGAGATGGCTTACAGAACCAACAAAGTTGTCGCTAAAGAAATTGGAATCAATCCTTCTGCTCGTATTACTACAATCAAGCCATCAGGAACTTCATCAATCGTATTGGGATGCTCATCTGGTGTTCACGCTTGGCACTCAGAGTACTACATTCGTAGAATGAAAGTGGGCAAGAGCGAAGCACTCTACACCTATTTGGCAATCAATCACCCGGAACTATTGGAAGATAGTTTGTCTACTGCTACTGAGGCTTATGTGTGTGTTCCAATCGCTGCACCTAAAGGAGCGATTACTAGGCACTCAGAAAGTGCAATTCAGTTCTTGGAAAGGGTGAAGTTGCTCCACGAGAAATGGATCAAACCTGGCCACGTTTATGGCGAGAATACGCACAATGTATCAGCGAGCGTAACTATGAAACCAAATGAATGGGGAATCGTTGGAGGATGGCTGTGGGAAAACCAAAATCACTACAATGGTTTGTCGTTTATGCCACAGGATTTGGGTTCATATAAGCAGACTCCTTTTGAGGATATTGATGAGGCCACCTACCTTGAATTATCTAAGGTTGTGAGCAAGATAAATGTCGCAAATATTGTAGAAATTAGCGACAATACAAGCCTACTAGGAGAGGCCGCTTGTGCTGGTGGTGCTTGTGAAATTTCATAAGTAAATGTCCACTTTTTTGCTAAAAAAACAGGACAAATTCGGAAAATTTCCGACTATTGTAACAAATTTTTACTATATTTGTTTCGGTTTTCATGCTTTGATTTAGTGAAGTTAGTTTAGTTTAGTAGTAAGGGTTGTACTAAAGTGCAACTCTTACTTTTTAAAGCCCACCGAAAACAATTGACTCGTGTTAGCTGGAGGCAACTCAAATCGGCTAACGGCCCTGAAAAATGGGCGAAATGTTTCTTGGTCTCCGAACTCGTAAAGGAGAAAACTTGAAATGGTTATTATTTTTGTATTAGTAATAAACTAATAAACAAAGAATTAATCGGTGGGCTTTTATTGTTTATAGTAAGGATGTAGGTATAAACCTTACCTTTGTACTATGAAATATAGATTCATCGCAACCCTAATTACCGTAATGTGCATTGCGATAATTTCCTGTGGGACTCCGAAGAAAAGATACGATCGACTGATACGCAAATATCCGTATTTAATCGAAACTGATACAGTAATCGTAAAGGATACCATAATCAAAGAAACCAAGGTGCCGGTTCCTGAGTACAAAGACTCATTCATAATCTCACATGATACCATCATTGAGACCGAAAAACTAATCATCGAGAGGCGAGGTGATTTCTTCGGGGTAACAATCAAACCCGACACCATAACCTTCAGAGATACAATACCCTACGAGGTGAAAGTTCCGGGAAGAATTCACACCGAAAAAATTATCAATTGGTGGTATCTATTCGTGGCCTTCCTTATTGGAATGGTTATTGCGTATAGATTTAAATCTTGAGATTCAATCAAAAATCATTCGATGACAACGATGCCATAGGTAAGGAATTGCTTATGGCTTTTTTGCGTTCAAAGGGTCACAATATTTCGGAGAATAGTGACAAATATGCAGTAGATCTTGTCTCCGATAAGAATGGCAAAAGCTACTATTGGGAGGTCGAAATGAAATCCCAAAGACCGTGGACCAATAGAGAAGACTTCCCTTTCCTATCCGTTTCATTCCTGAGCCGAAAGGAAAAGTGGAAAGAGCAACACTTCTGGTATGTCATCATCTGCAAGGAAACAAAGGCTGCGATATTCTGCAACTCGGATATTATATTTAACGAAAATTATAAACAAAAATTATATATTAAAACAAACGATCGTACAGGTTTGGATAATTTTTATCGAGTGCCAAAAGAATTATGTATATTTGTGCCACCAGAAGAATTTGTAGATGAAAGATAACGTAAACCCCTCGCACTATAAACAAGGTAGAGTTGAATGTATCGATGCTATCGAAGCAGCAACGGTCCACAAAAAAGGCTTAGATGCCGTTTGTACCGCCAATGTAATTAAGTATATCTGGAGATGTGAGCAGAAGGGTGGTGTAGAGGATTTGAAGAAAGCCCAGTGGTATCTGAACAGAATGATTGCTCAGTACGCTGAAGAGCCACCAAAAGAATTCGTACATCCTAATGCGGTGTACGCTGAAGAATACAAAGACGATCAGATATCGTCATCATTTAGCAAGTTGTGAAAATATATTGGACATATAGCCGTACAGATTTAAGGGCCTGCGACATAGCCAAGCACGAGCAGGAAAAGGTTAGATTGTCCAATGAGAAATATCATGTTGGTGGGCTCAACAGAATAACCCCTTTATTCACACATTGCATATGTCCACAAGGCAATCTTTATACATTGAACTATTGCCCAGGAAACGAAATTCACTTGGCGTTAATCGGTGGTTTGAATAACGATAATAACTATATGAATACAGCCACGAGTCAACAATTGTTGACTTTAGGTAATGTATGTAGATTTTATCTATCTTTGGGGGAAGTAATAGAAGAGGGGGACTTTTCAAACTTTGATTTAAAATTATGGCTAAGGGCAATAAACAAATAATTGAGAAAGAAGTCGTTGAACTTCAGAAGTTAATTTCTTGGTGTGACTACTACACAGCAGTAGGAAACCCAATCGAAGCAAACAAAGCACAAAAAGAAATTGAAGACCAAAAACGTAAAATCGCAGAGCTTAGAGAATCTCTCGGAGTACCTAAGGGAAAATAATATTTCAGAGGCTGAAGCAATAGAAAGACTACAGGTTCAATCGTTTGATCCTGCAAAAGACTTTTATTCGACTTTGGTTTCTGCATCCAAACAATTGATGCAAAAGGTAAGAGATGAGATGCTCGACTTGGACGATCCTTATCAAAAGGGTTTGTTCCAACTACTCCAAGCAGGAGATAAAATCAACAAGAGTTTGAAACTTGCGAAACTAGAAGCCTACCCCGAAGACAACAATGTCGAAGAAGAAGGTGGCTTTCTTGATCGTATATCACAAAGAAGATGAAGGCAAGCAAATTTGAATATGACAAATGGTATCCTAAATATGGTCTGAACCCCAACGCAACACCGAAAGAGAAAGAGCTTTGGTGGGGCAAGGAGAAAGAATATTGGGTTGAAGGTCGTTTCGATTTGGTTGGGGCTCACTACTATGCACTAACACAAAGTTTCGTAAAAGACGCCAGAGGTTACAAAAAAAGACCGATTTGGCGAGATATAGATGACTTAATCTATAACGGATATGTAGAGGCTAGAAGGACTAACCACGATTTGTTTATCACAAAAAGACGTGAGGTCGGTCTGTCGTTTATCTTCGGGGGAATTATTCCTATGTGGATTGCAATGACCAACCCAGGATCTACCTCGCTCATTACATCAGCAGATAAAAAACGTCTTGAGGCTTTATTCAAAGACAAATTGCGTGTGGTATACGATGAGTTCGATGAGTATGCAAAGCCCGGCATTGTATCTACCCGACAGGAAGGTTACTTACACTTGGGTCGCAGAGATAACAAGACAGGTAAGGTAACAGGCTTGGATTCCCAAATCATCACCAAGGAGACCGTAGATACACCTACAGCATTCGAGGCATATCGTGCGATGCACATTTTTATTGACGAGTGTATGCTCCATCCCAAGGCTGACAAGGTTTACAAATCGGCACAGGCGAGTACCAAATCAGGCTTCGTAAAGGTGGCCCCAATTGTCATCGGGGGAAGTGCCGGGGAAGCCACATCAATTGGCCAGAAGTTAGCCAAAACTTTGTGGGAAAATGCCGAAGCATTGAAGATTCTTACCCTCTTTCTCCCTGGTAATCAAGGGATTATGGAGGCTCCCGAATTAGACATAAATGGTAAGGAAACTGGCAACATTCTAAACTTTTGTCCTAATGGTCACAGCGATGAGAAGGCGGCAACCGATTGGATTATGCAGACCAGGGACATACTTGATAAGTTGGAGGACAAGTCCTATCTAAACTCATTCATCAAGCAGTACCCATTGGAAATCAATGAGGTGTTTTCTGTTAGCGGACACGGTGCATTCCCTAAGCACATTATGACCAAGTTGGACAACCAAGAGAGAATTATCCTTAGTTCACGTCCTCCTATTGATCGTTCGGAATTGCATTGTAATTACGATGGTGTAATCAGCAAGCGTCCGAATATCAACAGTCTTATGCACTTCTTAGAAGAACCCCAAGAGGGGCATACTTACATAGGTGGCATTGACCCGATTCCTTTCAACTCAAAGAATATGGGAGATGGTTCTAAGCAGGCTTTGGTAATTAAAGATATCGATACCAATCGCTATGTTGCTCACTATGCGGAAAGGGACTCAGATCCTGATGTTATTGTGAACAATATGATGCTTATGCAACAATACTACAACAATGCCATAGCAATGATTGAGATAAACCGTGGTGGTGTTGTGAAGCAGAAGTATAAGGACGCAGGTAAACTACATCTCCTAGCAAAGAAACCTATCTTTCTTGGAAAGGGATTCTTCAAGGACGATGACTCTGTTGGCTACTACAAGAACGATACCACAGCAGAACGAGGCAATACTTACATAATCGATTACCTCAATGCTCATTGTGACGATATCTGGTTTATCGATATGATAACGGATTTAAAAAACTATCTAATAGACAACACGGATTTGGCAGATGCTATGGTGGCCTGTGAAATTATGCATAAGAACATAATCAAGAAGTCAAAGCAGCAAGAACCACAAAAGACTCTAGCCAAGGAGATTCCAATTTTGAAATTTGTAAACGGTAGGTATGTGCGTGAATGGGTAAAGGTTAGGGTATAGGATAGTTTATTTTGATTCGTTCTAAATAAGCAAAAATTATATCTATAGTCTCCTCGCTCATTTTTCTATTCTCTATCTTCATAGGGACCTTTACCTTTCTGGTTCTGTATTGTATTACCAAGAAACCATTCTTAGGGTTGGTTGTAAATTTAGATTTGATCGTGGGGACTACTACATCCGCACGGTCATTAATCTTTGGACCAAAAATTAGTTTCCTATAAGGCAGGTGATCGCTTATGGCCAGCAATATCACCCTTAAGTCTATCCCATAGTGAGGGATATTGATTCTCATAATAGAGTCAGTTGTTTCGGCTGAATCAATTCTATTAGTTTCCTGCATTCGTTTTCAAAAAAGCCGTAGTTCAGATTGCTCTTATCAAATTCATCCTTGCGATTGAATGGGTAAGTCTGATATCCTTCACACAAATGATGCTCACGACCATCCTTGTTAATCTTCAAAGATACACCGCCTCTATGTACCGGCAGGAAACGATATATTTTGCCGAAATCTAGTCTCCTTTCTTCGTTACCATCAAGGTAAACAAACTCAACGTGCCAGCCTTTGGTAGCCTTGTAGCGACCGCAGAAGTCAAGAATGTTGTCGTGTTTGCGTAGGGTCTCAGCAATCGGAGTCCCATTCACAAAGTACTCACGAACAGCTAGAGGTACAACCATATAAGAGTTATCCTTATGCCAATCCTTTTTGGTTTCAAATGCACCCTTCTCTTTGATTTTACCATCCTCACGCACAGCGATGTAGTTGTTCACATCCCGAATCACCATAGATGCATAATCTGCATATTCCAATGTCAACTTGGTCTCTTGCTCCCATTTTTCACAAATGGCTATGATTTGCCCCTGGTTTTTACGAGGTACGCTCACTGTTACGCCATCCGTGTTTACCTGAAGCAACTCGGCACCAGCGGCAACCAATCGCTCAACCAACATCGAGATAAACAACTGACCATTGACCGTGATGGCGTAGAATACAAACGGATCGTAGAAGCAAGACACATCTGATCCTGTCTTACCGAACATACCATTCAATGCCAACTTCAATGCATCGCTAGTCAATTGGTCCTTCTCACTCTGTGCCTTGACCCTTTCTTGGAAGATGTCAGAGTATACCTTAACAAAAACATCTTGTCTCATCTGACGAGGGTGTAACTTATTCTGAATGAAAAGGTTTGGGTAGTACGACTTCACATCGATGTCAAGTATGTTGTACGTTTTGCTTGACTTGTATACTCCGGGAGCAACACATCCGTGAATACCACCAACCCCATAATCCAATCGCATCCCACCAAATCTCACAGAGAAACTGAAACTCTTCTTCTGCTGTGCGATTCTCTGAACCCTGATGTTGTTGTCTTCGAATTTCTCCAGTAGTTCGTTGGTAGTTTTGCGAGTATCCAATTCCTCGACAAACTTCTTTAGGAATGTAGATGAAGATGTGGTCTCGTTCATCAGGGTCAAAAGTTTATTGAACTGAGGCGATTCAAATTTCACATTGGGCAAAATGATTTTCTTCAGAGGTACATCTGCTCGCTTACCCCGAATCTCAGTCAATTGGCGAATGGGTATCTGCATAGCCTGAGAAAGGTATTTCAAAAAGATTGACTCACCGATAACTACGTCACTCTTGTTTAGCACTTTAAGGTTGTATTTCTTACCGATTTTCTTACGAAGTTCAACTTTATCGTGGCATAGGTCATAAAAGTAGGCTGTGAATTCTACATCGTTTTTGTTGTAACCGATGACTTTTTCCAAATTGATGTGATCGATTGATGTGGTGTGATCAAACGGCATATCCATTACGTTATCCCATCCGCAAGAAACCTGCAAGGCTTTCAAGGAAGTAGAACGAGATTTGTTATCGTAGTGGTTCAGCAGATACAAATCCAATTGAGTAATTTCTTGTGGGATATAAGTACGTTTCTCCTGTGAAATTATCTTTTGGGCATACCCATAGATTTGCGTTGCTGTAGTCAACTCCTCCATCATAATGGCACGGATAATGGGCCAGTCAAAATGGATATTGTTGAAGCCTACCATACCGGCTTTCTTTTCTTCTAGACCCTTCAGGTAAACTTTGAAGGCTTCTAAGTCTGAACCCAAATTACCATCTCCAATCACAAAGATGTCTAGTTCTTTGGTTTGATGGTTAAGTCCTGTATAGGTAAAGCAATTTTTAAATGTCTCGATGTCGTATATGATTATCATACAATTTATAAGTTAAGTCTACAATTAAATTTTCTTTGTCTTCTCTATTAACCCTAAGGAAATAAAAGTTCTTTATCTTTTCCCAACCCTCTGAAACAATAGGAATCTTCTGCCCTTTGTAATCAAAATGCTGGTGCTTGAGTGTTTTAAAAATTTGTGGGTTCAGGTTGAATTCCAAAACCTTTTCCCCACGCATTAGGTGAGCTGAACAAATCTTGTTCATCAAGTTCAATATCATTTTTTATCTGTAATAAATTTTTGAAAAAACCATCTTCTGAATACTGACCAGAGTCACGATCAAACTCGTATTCAATCCTTCCTAACTTACCTCTGAAGTGCCACTTGATTTTTTGTATGTGCACTTCCACAGGATCTTTTTGACCATTTTGAAACGAACGATGAACTGCCAAGCCCCAATCAGGCACGTTAAAGAAATGATGAGAGCCAGATATATCATACAAACGAGGCACGTTATACCCAGCGGATGTCTTGTCCATCTTTCGAGGATGGGCAACCAATACGACCAATACATTGTTTTTTACTGCGAATTTCTTAAGGGTCCTGAGCAAACCACCAATTCTTTCATTGGAGTTTTCTTCGTTGCTATCTTGTTCAATATAGTTAAAGGGGTCAAGGCACAAGCAATCAATACCGTGTCGTTTGACAAGCATTTCCGCTAGGCGTAATAGATTTGTTAACTTGTAGTCCTCCAAGGTTTCGACATTGTAGAACCAAAAGTGTTTCTCCAAAACTTTCACGGAGTGTTCTATCTCTAACGAATTCATCTGAGCCAAGCCTTTGCCAAGTAATTGCTCAGTCATACGAGTAATCTTTAGTGGGGCAATATTCTCTGGTGAGAATACACCGAACTTCCAATTCTTTAGGAACGCCAAACGCACAAAGATATAGTCAAGCCAAGTACTCTTACCTGATCCTGGTATACCTGTAACAACACCCAACTCACCACGATTCCAACTGATATGCTCATCGGTATCAGGCATACCCACCAAAGAGCCAATGGGGTAACCATCCTTGTGATAAGATTGAATCGTAGAGAGGTAGTCAGCAGGCGAGGATATCTCGGCAACTGGCAATGCCTTGGCCTCTTCAAATAGTCGAGTGATAAAGTCTTGTCCATAACGCTTCAGGCAATCGTTAGCATCTTTCTCGTTCTCAGGGAACTCAATAATGCGGATGTCGTGACCACCAAATCTGCGTGCGATGTCCTCTTGTAACTTCCTACCCGGCTCATCATTGTCAGTAGCAAGGTAGATTACTTTGTCTGAAAATAAATCATAAGTAGCATCCAGCCAATCGAGATTGTTATTATTTCTAGAAGCACCGTTAGGTACAGAAATTGCAACGAGGTCAGATTGGTGCCACACCATCGTTTCTTCTTCACCTTCGCATACAATAACATAACTGCTATTTTTGATAGCATCAATGTTGTACGGAATTTTTCGAGCGTCTTTGACCATCTTGAACTTCTTGTCAGCGGTCTTGAATTTGATATTGATGAGTTCTCCATCTAAGTGATAATTAAAGCATATGACACGGTGTTCCTTTTGGTCCTGGGGCATCCATTCCCTACCCTCAGTAACACCAAAACTATCTATTGTAGATTGTGTAATCTTTCGTTTTTCAAAGTATTCGTATATACCCTGTGTTTCAATGGGCTTCCTTGGTTCGGGTCTCACATATTGATTGACAGAACCACTCCATCCACAATGATGGCATTTCCATACACCGGTATCAATGTTGACACCAAGGGACGGATCACTCTTTTTCTTTCTGCTCTGGGCACACTTGGGGCAGATTGTTTTAACCTCCCCACTCCATCTATCCCGGAGATCGATACCCAATTTAACTAATTTGTCTGCGTTCATATTCTAACGCTACTTTGTTTATTGTTGCTCATTGTTTTTTCTTTTTCCATAAGTTCTTTAAGTTCTTTTTTTCTTTGTTCTCTTCGTTGTTCTCGGTTTTCAATACGCCATTTATTTTTTTCTATTGAATCGGTTTTGTATGCAGTAGACAATAGGTCTTTGATTTTGTCATTCATTTGTTACCTCCGTAAGTTTCGTT